ACCGGAACCGATGGCACATACAGTGACACTACTGGCGCCTCAGAGAGTTCCACCCGCTGGGGGGTGGGCAGGCCGCTGTATAAGGACCTCATTGGTCGTACAAAAGCCGCGCTGGCGAAGAATCCGAAAAATGTGCTGCTTGCCGTGGTATGGATGCAAGGGGAATTTGATTTTAACGGAACGCCAGCGAATCATGCAGCCCGTTTTACAGAAGTGGTGGATCAATACCGTGCGGACCTTGCAGATATGGCGGGGCAGTGTGTGGGTGGCTCAGCTGACAGTGTTCCCTGGATTTGTGGAGACACAACATATTTCTGGAAGCAGAAGAACGAAACGGCGTACCAGACGGTGTACGGTAGTTACAAAAATAAAACGGAAAAGAATATCCATTTCGTGCCGTTCATGACCGATGAGAACGGGGTGAATGTGCCGACGAACAAACCGGAAGAAGACCCGGATATTCCGGATATCGGGTATTACGGTTCAAAATGGCGAACGGACAGAAGCACCTGGACATCTCAGGACAGGGCCAGTCATTTCAGTTCATGGGCTCGCCGTGGGATTATTTCCGACCGTCTGGCAACGGCGATTCTGAGCTGCGCGGGTAAGTCTTCTGCGTTTGTTAATGGTACTGCCGGGGTGGTTGTTCCAGACAGACCGGTTACCACCTCAGAGTCTGTAATTTTTTACGATGCCAAAAAAGCTTCAGACAATCAGCTGAAACCTTATGGCTGGGACGGTATGGATGGCAGACGCACACTGGTTGATGATAGCGACAATAAAGCTCTGCGAATTGAGAAAAATAACAGCGCGAAATCCTGGTCAATGTACTGTGATATTGCTGCAGACAAGGCAAAACTTTTACTGGAAAAAGGCGGGGAAATTGCTGTCCGGTTTAAAATCCCCGAAAACGTCAATCTTGAGACAACCAGAAACAAGTATGCCTTTGGTTTGTACTGGCGAATAGCGGAATGGCCGGGTGAGGGTGGTGAAGGCTATCTGAGTTCTTTCTTTGTCCAGACAGATAAAGCCAGTATTGATGTTGCATACCATCATACAGTTAATCAACAAAAAGAACTTGGCACGTTTGGCGCATTCGACCATGACTGGCATACGCTTGCATTTAAATTTAAGGGCAGTAACAGCATTAATGTTACTCCGGTGCTTGATGGTGTGGATGGACAGGCGTTTGACCTGGTGAAATGGGCCAATACTGCTAATGGACTCAACAGGTTTGTCATTACGGATATTACAGGTAGTGCAGAAACCTACCCTGTACTTATTGATACGGTGGAAGTTAAAGCAAACAAAGCTGGAGCAGCCGCATAATTGCTAAAAAAAGCCGCCAGCGGCAGGAATGGAAGCTGGCGGAGGTAATCCCAATGGAGAATGTAAAGAAAAGATGCTTTCGTACATTGGTTTTTTAAATGAAAACAGTTCTCATTGTCAACCATAACGGTAAGAAATTATGATATTTATTCATCAGGTGATGCTGTACTTCTGTACGGCGGTCTGTGTGCTGTATCTTCTTTCGGGTGGGTACAGGGCTGTGCGCGATTTCTGGTGCAGGCAGATTGATAAAAGGGCCGCTGAGAAAATCAGCGCCAGTCAGTCAGCCGGAAGCAAACCCGAAGAGCCCGTTACTCCTTAACAACCCCTTTCAGCGAGAAAATCCCATGTCAGAAATCACATCCCTGGTCACTGCAGAGGCAGTGAAGGAAGTCCTGCGCTCTGAAGAAGTCCGGAGCGCACTGAAACAGAAACTTCGCCAGAATCTTGAGGCGCGTCTTGATGCAGAAGTTGATGCCATTCTGGATGAGCTGCTTGGTGTACAGGCAGAGCCACCGACTGAAGCGGGAGATACCACCGCAGAGAGCGGTGAAGTTCAGCCTGAATCACCGGTCGCCGATGCGACTGAACCTCAACCCGAATCGGTCATGATGCTGTAACGAGGAGTCAGGGCCATCAGTAAACGGCTGCTGGCCTTTTTCATGTTGTGAGCTTCCGGATTGCGGGAGACGGGGTATGTACCAGATGGAAAAAATCACAACAGGTGTGTCATACACCACGTCAGCGGTGGGAACGGGCTACTGGTTCCTGCAGTTGCTGGACAGGGTTTCCCCGTCTCAGTGGGCGGCAATAGGCGTGCTGGGGAGTCTGCTGTTTGGGCTGCTGACATATCTGACGAACCTGTATTTCAAGATTAAAGAAGACCGGCGTAAGGCGGCGCGGGGAGAGTAAGCTGATGAGCAGGAAATTCCGCTATGGTTTATCAGCGGTCGTTCTGGCGCTGATTGCTGCAGGTGCTTCTGCGCCTGAAATCCTCGACCAGTTTCTTGACGAAAAAGAAGGTAACCACACCACGGCATACCGTGATGGTGCGGGTATCTGGACCATCTGCCGTGGTGCCACCCAGGTGGATGGTAAGCCTGTCGTCCCCGGCATGAAGTTGTCGAAGGAAAAATGCGACCAGGTTAACGCCATTGAACGTGATAAGGTGCTGGCATGGGTGGCGAAAAACATCAGAGTGCCACTGACCGAACCTCAGAAAGCGGGGATCGCGTCATTCTGTCCTTACAACATTGGCCCCGGTAAGTGTTTCCCGTCGACGTTTTATAAACGAATTAATGCAGGCGATCGCAGGGGAGCGTGTGAAGCGATTCGCTGGTGGATTAAGGACGGTGGCAGAGACTGCCGTATCCGCTCAAATAATTGCTACGGTCAGGTATCCCGTCGCGACCAGGAGAGTGCGCTGGCATGTTGGGGTATCGACAGGTAGCAGAATATTTTGCTGAAAAATAACGTTGGTCAACGCGGACGGATAACACGAAATCCTGCGAACTGGCAAAACCTAAGTGAATAAAAGTAAAAACCCCGTTTTTGGCAGCAAGCGGGGTTTTGTGTTTATGGCAGTAAGCTATGGGTGGCTGCCTTGATTGATTTTAGCAAACTGATTAGGGAGTTGCGACTCATGATTAGTCAATTACCAAACTGGAAGTTTTTGCTGGTCTGGAGCATCCCTTTTTTATGGGGGGTATCCCAGTTAATTGTGGCAATTAAGGGGTAGCTATGTCAGACAAACTCATAACGCTGGCGAAGATCCTCTGTGTAATCGTCGGCATTTCATTTTCACTAATGCTGGTTGCTATTTTTCTTTTCCTGCCCTGGATGATGTTGTCTTCGTCGGGGATGCTGGGGTAACAGTGACTGATGACATCAGCAGAGCGCTGGCTTTGCTATTAAGTGGGTGGCGGTTGGTATCGCTGTGTCTCCGATACTGTATGGGCTGGCAAAACTGGTCATTGCGCTGAAATCGTGAACTTTATTTAAACAGATGAGTAATGAAATTGCTGTACTGGTCCGGGCAATTCGCTGGTGGTGATATGAACCGTATTCTGTATGTGGTGATTATTGTACTGCTGGTGGCCTGTGGTGCGCTTAGTCTGGGGCTGAATCATTACCGCGATAACGCCATCACCTACAAAGCGCAGCGCGATAAAAAAGCCAGAGAGCTGGAGCTAGCAAACGCAACCATTACTGACATGCAGCAGCGCCAGCGTGATGTTGCTGCGCTTGATGCCAGATACTCAAGGGAATTAGCCGATGCGAGAGCTGAAAATGAAACTCTGCGCGCTGATGTTGCCGCTGGTCGTAAGCGCCTGCGGATCAACGCCACCTGCTCCGGTACCGTGCGTGAAGCCCCCACCACCTCCGGCGTGGATAATGCAACCGCCCCCCGACTGGCAGACACAGTTGAACGGGATTATTTCACTCTCAGAGAGCGGTTGATGCTGATGCAGAAGCAGCTGGAAGGGGCACAGGACTATATCCGCACTCAGTGCTGAACTAAGTTTTGCTGATGCGCCGTATCGTCGCCGTATTCCCGCATAAACAGAGACCGCAGCCACCTTATCTGCGTGAGTGTGCGGGGGTAATCAAAAACGATGCACACCGGGTTTTCTCATTTTTCACGAGATGGGAGCGATTTCCCGCGAAGCCGCCTGTCCGGTGCGGTGGTGGAAGAAACCGGATAAAACAACCTCATTGTACAAATATCGATCAAGTATGGCGCTGCTGTGTGAATTCTGAAAAATCACAGCGGTCATTATGCGTCAGTTTTTAACAGAGGACGTCAGAAAGTGACATGGCAAAGCTGGACTGGAAAAAGCTGGAGCAGGCATTCCGACGCGAACATGCCGAAACGGGAATAACATTACTGGACTGGTGCCGGAAGAAAAAGATTAATTACAACACCGCCAGAACCCGTATAAAAATGGGCAAAATCGATCATGAAATTGATCATAAAACCGATCATGAAATCGATCATGACATCTCAGATGAAGAACCCAGCAATGACGCGTGTTCCGACGATGAAAAATGCGCAAAAAACTCTGAAAAAAACTGCGCAAATTCGGCAGAAACGAAACGGATTCGTGGTTCCCGACTTTTACCTCCTTCAAACGCTTTTTCTCAGCGAAACACCCACGCCGTAAGACACCGTGGATATGCGAAGTATCTTGAGGCAGATAACCTCATGGATGATGCGTCCGACATGGTGCTGTTCGATGAACTGGTGTTCACCCGGGCCCGCGCACTTTCAGTAACTAAGGCACTTAAAGGGATGTTCGCCGACCTGGAAGAGGCAACTGACGTGGAAACCCGCGTTGCTCTTTACGACAAAATACTCAAAGCTGAACAGGCCCTTGACCGGAATATTGCCCGTATCGAGTCAATTGAACGCTCATTGCTGACGCTGGACGTCCTGGCTGAGACAGCACCAAAACTTCGTGCTGACCGGGAAAGAATCAACGCCGCCAGAGATAAACTCAGAGCGGAAACCGATATTCTGACCAGCCAGCGCCGGGGTGTTATTACGCCAGTCAGTGACATCGTGTCATCGCTGCATGAAATGAGTAATTCGGGGAGACTGGATGACATTCCGGAAGAATAAAACGCGATGTGATGAACCTGCAGAAATGACTGAGACCGAACAACGTCTGTTCATTATGACAAAACTGAGCAATCCCTGGTGGCGCCTCAATCATCTCTACAAAATACAGAACGAAAAAGGTGAACTGGTCACCTTCAGAATGCGACCGGCGCAACGTCAGTTGTTTCGTAACATGCATAATAAAAACATTATCCTGAAAGCGCGCCAGCTGGGATTTTCCACAGCCATTGATATTTATCTTCTCGACCAGGCATTATTCATTCCGCATCTCAAATGCGGGATCGTCGCTCAGGATAAACAGGCTGCCAGTGAAATTTTCCGCACAAAAATTGCTGTACCGTTTGATCATCTCCCTGACTGGCTGAGAGCCTCATTCACCATCGTTGAACGTCGTAGCGGTGCCAGCGGTGGCTATATCCTGTTTGGTCACGGCTCGAGTATTCAGGTGGCAACCTCATTTCGCTCAGGTACGGTGCAGCGCCTGCATATCTCAGAGCACGGCAAAATTTGCGCGAAATATCCGGCTAAGGCGAAAGAGCTGCGAACCGGTACGCTTAATGCCGTCTCTGATGAATGCATTATTTTTGATGAATCCACGGCTGAAGGCGTGGGTGGTGATTTTTACGAGATGAGTAACCGTGCACAGGAGAGCACTGCATCAGGCTTATTGCTGACGGCACAGGATTATAAATTCCATTTTTACGCATGGTGGCAGGATCCTAAATACAGCGCCAGAGTGCCTGAAAGCGGGCTGAAGCTGTCACGGGAAAAAATGACGTATTTTTCTGCGGTTGAGAAGGCAATGAACATCACGCTTACCGATGAGCAGAAGCAGTGGTACATCAGTAAGGAAACTGAACAGCGTGAGGAAATGAAGCAGGAGTTTCCCTCAACGCCACAGGAGGCGTTTCTGACGTCCGGACGACGTGTGTTCAGTGCCGAAAGTACGTTGCAGGCAGAATCATTCTGTTCGCCACCGATGATTGTTTATGACATTGAACCTGTTACAGGAGCGAAGACTAAAGCTCAGTCTCTGCGTGAAGGAAATAAAAACGAGTTGCAGCGGACGCTGATGAATTATCTGCTGGTATGGGAACTGCCGGATCCGGATGAAGAGTATGTTTGTGGGGCAGATACTGCCGAAGGGCTGGAGCACGGAGACCGCTCATCGCTGGATGTTGTCAAACGCAGTAATGGCGAGCAGGTGGCTCACTGGTTCGGGCATCTCGATGCTGAACTTTTTGCTCATCTCATTTCGCAGGTCTGTCGTATGTATAACAACGCGTTTGTGGGGCCGGAGCGTAATAATCACGGACATGCAGTTATCCTGAAACTCCGGGAACTCTATCCGACACGTTATATCTACAACGAACAGCATCTTGACCAGGCATATGACGACGATACGCCCCGCCTTGGCTGGCTGACAACCCGTCAGAGCAAACCTGTTCTGACCGAAGGAATGAAAACGCTCCTGAATAATGGAATATCAGGGATCCGCTGGTCAGGCACATTATCGGAAATGAACACCTACGTTTATGACGCGAAAGGCTCCATGAATGCACAGGAAGGCTGTTTTGATGATCAGCTCATGAGCTACATGATTGCCCAGGAGATGCGCGCCAGAATGCCGGTGAGGGTAAAACAGAAAACGGATAAACGCAGAACCACACACTGGATGGCACACTGATGAAAAATGAAATTAACACCACAGCGATGAAAAACGATCATGGATCCACGCCGCGTTTTTCTCAGCGTCAGTTACTGTCTCTCTGTTCTGATATTGACAGTCAGCCTCTCTGGCGTGATGCCGCAAACAAGGCCTGTGCGTATTATGATGGCGACCAGCTGGCACCGGAAGTTATCCAGGTACTGAAAGATCGCGGTCAGCCCATGACCATCCATAACCTCATTGCCCCCACGGTAGATGGTGTACTGGGAATGGAGGCAAAAACAAGAACGGACCTGATAGTGATGTCAGACGATCCGAACGATGAAACAGAGAAACTGGCAGAGGCCATTAATGCGGAGTTTGCTGATGCGTGCCGTCTTGGCAACATGAATAAGGCCCGCTCCGATGCCTATGCGGAACAAATCAAGGCGGGCCTCAGTTGGGTGGAGGTCAGACGAAACAGTGATCCGTTCGGGCCTGAATTTAAGGTGTCTACTGTCAGCCGGAATGAGGTTTTCTGGGACTGGCTGAGCCGGGAGGCTGATTTAAGTGACTGCCGCTGGCTGATGCGTCGCCGCTGGATGGATACCGATGAGGCAAAAGCTACATTCCCGGGAATGGCTCAGGTTATCGATTATGCCATTGATGACTGGCGTGGTTTTGTCGATACCACGGTTACTGAAGGCCAGCCCAGTCCGTTGATGAGTGCATGGGAAGAGTATCAGTCATGGGATCGACAGCAGAACGAATGGCTTCAGCGTGAACGCCGTCGTGTGCTGCTTCAGGTGGTTTATTACCGTACATTCGAGCGTCTTCCGGTGATTGAACTCAGTAATGGACGGGTGGTGGCTTTTGATAAAAATAATCTGATGCAGGCGGTGGCTGTGGCATCCGGGCGGGTTCAGGTGAAAGTCGGGCGGGTAAGTCGTATTCGTGAAGCCTGGTTTGTGGGCCCACACTTTATTGTGGATCGCCCCTGTAGTGCACCGCAGGGGATGTTTCCGCTGGTTCCTTTCTGGGGATACCGAAAGGATAAAACCGGGGAGCCATACGGGTTAATTTCCCGCGCCATTCCGGCACAGGATGAGGTGAATTTTCGTCGTATCAAGCTGACCTGGCTGCTTCAGGCCAAACGCGTGATTATGGACGAGGATGCCACCCAGTTGTCAGACAGCGACCTGATGGAGCAGATCGAACGTCCGGATGGCATTATTAAACTGAATCCGGCCCGAAAAAATCAGAAAAGTGTCGCAGATGTTTTTCGGGTTGAGCAGGATTTTCAGGTTGCCAGCCAGCAGTTTCAGGTCATGCAGGAATCGGAAAAACTTATCCAGGATACCATGGGAGTGTATTCCGCATTTCTCGGGCAGGATTCAGGTGCGACGTCAGGCGTGGCTATCAGTAACCTGGTGGAGCAGGGGGCCACAACCCTTGCGGAAATCAACGATAACTACCAGTTTGCCTGCCAGCAGGTGGGAAGACTGTTGCTGGCTTATCTTCTCGATGACCTGAAAAAACGCCGTAATCATGCAGTGGTGATTAATCGCGATGATCGCCAGCGTCGCCAGACCATTGTCCTCAATGCTGAAGGTGATAATGGTGAACTGACCAATGATATTTCAAGGTTAAATACACATATTGCGCTGGCGCCTGTTCAGCAGACACCGGCGTTTAAGGCACAGCTTGCACAGAGAATGTCAGAGGTTATTCAGGGGCTGCCGCCTCAGGTGCAGGCTGTTGTGCTCGACCTGTGGGTTAATCTTCTGGATGTGCCGCAGAAACAGGAGTTTGTTGAGCGTATTCGTGCTGCGCTGGGGACGCCAAAATCACCGGATGAAATGACGCCGGAAGAACAGGAAGTAGCGGCACAACAACAGGCACTTCAGCAACAACAGGCAGAACTCCAGATGCGCGAGATGGCTGGCAGAGTGGCAAAACTGGAAGCTGACGCCGCCAGGGCACATGCAGCTGCACAACGGGATAATGCCAGTGCACAGCGGGAAGTTGCCCTGACACAGGGGCAGCGTTATGTGGATGCGCTTAACCAGGCACATACGGCAGAAATCATTACCGGCGTACAGAATATGGAACAGGAGCAGGACGTTCTTCAGCAACAGATGCTGTATACGTTACAACAGCGGATGAATGAAATGTCGCTCTGAAAACTCTGGCTTCAACTGAACCCCGTCATCGTACGGGGTTTTTTGTTTCCGGAGGTAAGCGTTCCGGGAGCGGTGCGCTTATTCGCGGGGGCAGCGATAAGCCTTATTTACTCAACCATTCGGATCTGTCCGATAAACAGACCATGCGGAGTTATTTATGGATTTTGAATTTACGGGTGAAGAAACCCCGGAACAACTGGAAAAAATGCTGGAAGGACTTGGGGATGTGGATATTGACAGTCACGCACAGGACGTCGTGACAGAAGATACCACGGAAAAACATGCGGATGAGGAAGCACAGACTCAGACGGGCGATAACAATGTGGCACCGACGCCGGATGCCAGTGTGGAGCAGACGCAGGACGTGAAGGAGCCGGAAGCGAAGGGGGTGCTCACCCGCGACGGTAAACACGTCATTCCCTATGAAGTCCTTGAGGCTGAACGTTCCGGTAAGCAACGGGCCGAACAGGAAGCCGCACTTCTTCGTGGGCAGATAGCTGAAGAAAAACGCAGGGTGGAACTGCTGACGTCTCAGATCCACCAGGCCGGTATGAAGCCCACACCGTTACCGGAAAACGAAAAAATTTCTGATGAGCAGATTGCCCGTATCAGGGAGATGTATCCGGAAATTGGTGACGCGGTGGCTTCGCTCATCCGTAAAAATAACTATCTCCAGTCCCGTGTTCAGCAATCAGCACAGCAGGCAGAAGGTAATGGTGGTGAGGATTTATCACCGGTTCTTGATGCGATGAATGCCGTGCCGGTGCTGAAAACGTGGCAGGAGTCCGATCCGGATCGCTTCTCGGTTGCTGTATCCATCGACGGGAAGCTCCAGAATGACCCCGCATGGAAAGACAAAACGCTCACTGAACGTTTCGCTGAAGTGGCCCGTCGTACGCAGGTTGCTTTCGGTGAAGTCAGTGAGTCGTCTGCTGACAACAAGGCAGACAAAACGGATATCCGGAAAACGGCGGAAGAGAAAGTGAAGACCGCTGAACAGGAGCAGGCAGTACCTGCTTCCCCGTCAGATTTAGGCACCACGGCCTCCGTCGGAATCGGTGATAATTTTGAACGGTTACTTGGTGCTTCTCATTCAGAGGCTGAGGCGATTATGCGTGGTATGACGAATGCTGAAATAGACGCACTTCTGGAGAAGCTCGGGTAACTTACTGAAGGAGTACTGAAGTAATGACGACTGTAACATCAGCCCAGGCGAATAAGCTGTATCAGGTGGCGCTTTTTACTGCTGCCAACCGCAACCGCTCGATGGTTAATATCCTTACTGAACAGCAGGAAGCGCCAAAAGCGGTTTCGCCGGACAAGAAAAGCACGAAGCAGACCAGCGCAGGTGCGCCGGTTGTCCGTATCACAGACCTTAACAAACAGGCCGGTGATGAAGTGACCTTCAGCATCATGCACAAACTCTCAAAACGTCCGACGATGGGAGATGAGCGTGTTGAAGGTCGTGGTGAGGATCTCAGCCATGCTGACTTCTCCCTGAAAATCAATCAGGGACGTCACCTGGTGGATGCAGGCGGACGTATGAGTCAGCAGCGCACGAAGTTTAACCTGGCATCCTCTGCCAGAACGCTTCTGGGGACGTACTTTAATGACCTGCAGGACCAGTGTGCGATAGTGCATCTTGCGGGAGCTCGTGGTGATTTTGTTGCTGACGACACCATTCTGCCGACAGCGGAGCACCCTGAATTCAAAAAAATCATGATCAACGATGTACTGCCTCCGACACATGACCGTCACTTTTTTGGCGGTGATGCGACAAGCTTTGAGCAGATTGAAGCGGCAGATATTTTTTCTATTGGCCTGGTGGACAATCTCTCCCTGTTCATTGACGAAATGGCGCATCCGTTACAGCCGGTTCGTCTGTCCGGTGATGAACTTCACGGAGAAGATCCATATTACGTCCTGTACGTCACGCCGCGTCAGTGGAATGACTGGTACACCTCGACGTCCGGTAAGGACTGGAACCAGATGATGGTTCGTGCCGTGAACCGTGCAAAAGGTTTTAATCATCCGCTGTTCAAAGGTGAATGTGCGATGTGGCGCAATATCCTGGTTCGTAAGTATGCGGGTATGCCGATCCGTTTCTATCAGGGGTCAAAGGTTCTGGTATCAGAGAATAACCTGACGGCAACCACGAAAGAGGTCGCTGCTGCAACCAATATTGACCGCGCCATGTTACTGGGGGCTCAGGCGCTGGCAAATGCTTACGGTCAGAAGGCGGGCGGTCACTTCAACATGGTTGAGAAGAAAACGGATATGGATAACCGTACTGAGATAGCAATAAGCTGGATCAACGGTCTGAAAAAAATCCGTTTCCCCGAGAAGAGCGGCAAGATGCAGGATCACGGCGTGATTGCCGTTGATACAGCAGTGAAGCTCTGATTTTTTCCTTTCCCCATGCCGGGTTTTCGCCCGGCTTTTTCAGGAGTCATTAATTATGGCAAAGACTATCCTTGCCCCGTCACTGAGTGAACGGGTCTATACGGGTACGCACGGTAATGAGTCGGTGGCAGAAGGCGTATTTACGGTGAATGCTGCGGAAGCGGACAGTGTTATTCATCTTCTCTCACTGCCAGTGGGCATCCGTATCAACTCACTCCAGCTGGTTTCAACGGGTGGTCTGGGTACTGCAACCGTCAGCATTAAGTCCGGTGAGCATGTTCTCATCGATAACAGCGAAGCTGTTTCTGCAAAATTTGCCAGATATGTGCCAGTGGAGCCGTACACCACACAGCGTGACGGGGAGCTGGTTACTGTCACCATTAAGACTGCCGCTGCAACCGGCACCCTGAATGTTCTGCTGCGTTATACCGTGGTGGGATACTGATTAAAACCTTCCGGCCCGCGTCATGCGGGCTTTTTATCCGGGGAATTATATGAGTGAGAAAATTGCCGTTGTCTATATCGGCCCAAAAACCGTGAAAAAGGACACCATTACCGGAAGCCGCACATTGTTCCCACGTCTTGAGCCGGTGCATGTTGACAGTGCGATGGCCTGGCAACTGCTGGGGTTTCCGGATGTCTGGGTTCGTCATGAAGAGCTTGATGATGTTCTGAAAAAGCAACAACAGAATGAGCAGTTGCGGCAGGCACAGCAGGCGCAGGAAAGAGTGCTTGCTGCGCGGGCAGAAGCGGAGAACAGTTTTGTTGTTTCTGTTAACGGGCAGGAGGTGGATTTAAGTAAGCTCACCTCAGCACGGCTGGCGACGCTGTGTGAGGCAGAAGAGCTGGATATTCACAAAGACCCGAAAGAAACGGCTGAGGCATTCCGTATCCGGGTGCGTGAGGCATTTTGCCGTCGTGTTGCGGAGACTGAACAGCATGGCGGAACTGAGTGATTTTTTACCGTATGTCCGTCGTCATATCAGCGGTCCACTGAACATTATGATGACGGATGCTCTGTCAATGGCTGCCGTGGCATTCAGCCGCCAGTCGTTGGTGTGCCGTCGGGAGGTTACTGTTGTACCAGTAGCAGGAAAAGAAATCGTGCTTCCGTATGACAAAGATGATGAGGAGTGCGTTCATATCATCCGTATCTCTGACGATAATCATGAGCTTTTTGTCGGTCGGGATGTGGATATCAGCTCCGGACGCTCCCTGCGATTTGCCTGTTCTCCCGGTGAGGTGAGCGTGCTTTATGCCGTCGCTCCGAAAGCCGGACGCAGCCAGATACCGGATGAACTCCTCACATGGCCTGAAGAAGTGGCTGCGGGGGCACTTGAGCGGTTGTTCATGCAGACTGGTGTTTCATGGTCAGATCCGTTACGCGCACAGTATTTTTCTGTGCAGTTTTCTGAGGGGATCCGTCGGGCATATCGTCATACACTGGCGACAAGCCCGTACTCTTCATACCGCAACCCTGTACGCAGGCAGAGGTTTTACTGATGACGACGATTACAGAAATCATCGGACGTGTGAATACACAACTGGTTGACCCGATGATGGTGCGCTGGCCTCTGGCTGAGCTGTGTGATTATTACAATGATGCTGTGCGGGCGGTGATTCTGGCAAGGCCGGATGCAGGCGCAAGCCTGGAAACGCTCAGTTGTGTCCCTGGCGCACGCCAGACTTTACCTGATGGCGCAATACAGCTTCTTGACGTGATATGCCTCAGCGATGGCAGTGCGATTAAACCAGTATCCCGGGAGGTGCTTGATGCACAGTATCCCGACTGGCACATGCTGAGGGGAAAACCGGAATGCTTTATCAGCAACGACCTGTCCCCGCGCGTATTCTGGCTGTTTCCTGTCCCTGACAAAGAGATAAGTATTGATGCAGTGGTAAGCCGGATACCGGAGGCAGTGTATGTTCTGACGCAGGACGATGATACGCCAGTTCCACTGGAAGAGGCTTATGTTAACCCACTGGTGGACTGGATGTTGTTTCGTGCTTTCAGTAAGGATGCTGCCGGTGGTGCAGAATCGGGGCTGGCTGCGCAGCATTATCAGAGTTTTGTTGAGCAACTTGGGATCAAACAGGGGGCAGACAGTGCATTGTCTGCCCGTAA